GTTGAAAAATTATATAAATCAAATATTAACCCTGATAAGCCCGCAATTCAAATTCAAATTCAAACTTAATAAATAAATAAATTTTTAAAATAATAAATTTATTTATCAACAATTATATTTTTTGAAATATTTCTTATAATTTTTTCTTCTTTTTCAAAATCATTATCTCCAGGTCCTCCCATTGATTCGACTACTATTTTATTATATTGGTCGGATACTTTTGAATGATATTTATTATATTCTGGATGTAGTTCTTTAAATTTTGGTATTAAATTTTGATTCTTACAAGTAACTCTTCTAACAACTTTATGTAATTTCATATTATCTTCATCTTTTTCCCACTTATTTTCATCTTTAATATAAATAGTTTCTCTCTTCTTATCGGTACAATGAACAGGTCTTTGTGTAACGTCTAATTCTTTGAGATTTTTGGTTATTATATTAGATATACCTTCAACATAACCAAGTTCTCCGACTTTCTCTAGATCAGATAATTGAAGTTTAATTGAATCGACAAAATCCATAATATTCATAGCATCTTTACATGTTTCATTTAAAAAGAAATTAAGATTAAACGCTTTGTTATGAGAATTAACAGTATTATGACAATTATTATATGAATCCTTCTTGGCTAATTCTAAAATTAATTCTTTTATTTCTTTATTTTCTTTCATAAGATAATCAATTAATTCGTCCTTTTTATCTACAGTATTTTCGGTTTTATTATCTTCATAAATACAAATTTTATTGTGTTTCCATAATCCAGAATTAGTTTGAAAACATTTTTCGCAGTTTTTACATACGTATTTTTCAGCATTTTTGCCACTTTTTGCCACAAAGTCATTTCCAAACGTTTCCTGGGTATGTTTAGCTGTGTCTATATGTTTCTTCCAATTATAAACCTTACAGCATTTATAGTCACATTTTTCGCAATAATAATTATTCGCCATTTTTTTGCCACTTTTTGCCACTAAATCGTTTCCTAAAGTTTCCATAAAATATAAACAGATTATTTTTTTAAGTTTTAATAAAAAAATTATCATAACAATTTTATAATTATTTTTTTGGTACTCAGACGCTAATTTTTAATTATGGTCTCATAATTATATTTTTACATAAAATATCCAAGGTTTTCATTTTTGGACATTTATAAATGTCCAATTTTCACTTTTCAAAAAAACTTTACTCGAAAAATTTTAAATATCGATACTACATATGAAGGGACCTTTTTTAGCGACCTTTTTCAGAAATTCGCGATTTTCCCTACATTCATGTAGTGTCAGCGACCTGTCCAAACCTTTATAACAGCTCTTTTGATAGTGCCTTTTTTTAAGTCAGTGTCATACATATCAAAATTATATTTTCCTACAAGAGGAAACCTCCATATGCTACCTAACATTGATTTTATAGTGTTTAGTTTAGGATACTCTGTACAAAATATACAACCCATAATTCTCTCTAAGCAGCATCTGTCAGCTCTATTTTGTACAACTTGTGTTAATGATGATATGTTATATTTATTTTCTATACGTAAAAGAAAATTATGATTTATATATGATTGACAACCAAAACAGCCATACCATTTATTATCAAGCATAATACTAAACATACTTGAAGCATTGTGTTTTAATTTAGTGTCAATATTACGTTTATTTTTTAAATTTTCTATAAGTTTTAATGTATTTGATTCATTTTCATTATCTGATTCGAAATGCCATAATGGTAATACATATGTACCATTTAAAACTTCAAAATTGATTCTTTTGTGAAAAAATATACTATCATGTATTATTATGGCATTTTCAAAAAATTTGTTTTTAATAAAGTAATAATACGGTAACAGCTCGCCTCGACCTGGAAATTCAGATTGTATTATTTCTACATTACTATAATCATAATCTGCTTTTAAAAAATTAGTATCACTGTTATCATCAATTATAACAATTTTTTTAGTTGGATAAAAAATTTGTAATAATTTTATAGAATGGTTCCAATATCTATTAGTATTTTCAGAATTTACATGTCTTGTAATAATAAACCCAAAATCGTTCATAATATATGAAATAAATTATATTATTAACTTTTACCAAAGTATTATTGTTTTCTTAAATATAAGATGGAATTTTATCAATATCAATTACATCTGCAGGTACTTCCCCTTTAAAACTAGAATATGCGTTAAATTCTGGTCTCTCTAATTGTGCTTGAGGTGTATGATTATGAACACATCTTGCTATCATTTTATATAATTTAAAGTCAGGATATCTATCTACTCCATTTCCTTTATATAACATATTTACTCCTTTATCGTCCAAACACCATTCAACTATTAAACGTTTAACAGGATCATCGCATTTATTTAAATCTTTAATCTCGTCAAAATCTTCAACTACATAATCAAATATTGAACAAGCAAGACGACATAAATCAAAGCTATAATTTGGTTCTAATCTAGGTTTTTTCTCATTTAAGTAGGGTTCGGTATTGTATTGGGTAGCAGCATCACCACCTACTTGAAAACTATCGCTACAGAAAAGTTTACCATCAAATTTATATATACTTCTTCCAAAATCGATAATTTTAAATATACGACCAAATGTGGGTACCTTATAGTGCTTCTTTTTATAACAATAATAAATGAACTTTTTATCAGTCTCGTTATACATAACATTATTTGTATGTAAATCATTATGTGTGAAGTTAAATGCTTTTTGATATGTAATTAAAATCATAATAATCTGCATTAATGCTGAATACCATTCTTCTTTTGATAAATCACTATTTAAAATTAAATCGTCAAATGTGTTTTCGCAAAATTCCATTCCAATAACTTGAACTGGGAATTTTGGAATAGTTACATCTATTCTCTCTTCATCTTCATCATAATCGTCATCTTCATCATCAGTATCTTTTTTTTCATCTTTTTCCTCCAAATCTTCATCTTTTTCATCATTTTCCAAATCTAAGTTTTCAGAATCGTGACAATCATCATGTTCTTCATCATCATCGCGGTCTTCTTCATTATCAGTATACGAGGAACGAGATGAACATGTTGAATTAGACTTTAATGTAACATTTTGATTAGTTTCTTTTTCTTCCAAAAGATCAGCATTTGTTAAATCAATTAAATCAGATGATAAGTCAGAAATATTTTCATCAAACACATCTTCAAACATTTCATTATCAAAAGATTTAATTGATAGTTGCGATTTAGCACTAGAATTATGCTGAATTGTAATAGGTTTTAGTTTTTGATTTTCATCTTGGAATAAATGTTCATAATCGTCAATTTTAAATAATACATTTTTATTTTTATTAAAATATTCAGAACCATTTAAATAATCAATATCGTCAAATACATTTAAAATAAAATCATTTTTAATGCCTAAAAATGACCCATAATAATCAACTCCGTGTGTAAATCCATGTGTATAAATTAAATTACTTGATAAAAATAAAAACATACCGTCAACATATGCTGAATTATTTTGGTCAATAAACTTTGAATGGCAATCAACATCAGTTGAATTTATTTGTGGTAAGGTGAACAATTTTTTATCAAGTATGTTATATTTACCAATTAAATATTTGAATGGGTCCAATAAAGGTGCCATTTTAAAGAAAACTTCTTTATCTTTTACTTTGTTATTTGTTACATTCTTAAGTCTACAATTAAATAAATGAAAATCATCGTCGCCTCCATCGTTAACATTTGAAATATACCATTTGTTGTTTAAATTAATACTGTTATAGTTACTATCATTCAAGGTAAAAAATTTATTATAAATAGGTATATAATTTTGCGCATTTGAGAGAAAAAGAGTTTCAGGTTTCTCTAAACATTTAAAAAGTTCAAGGTTTTTCCTCTTTTGATAGTTCACGTTTATCATTCTTTAGCTAATTAATATATAAATTAAATGTGTTTTTAACTTATTATAAATGCTAATATTTTATGAATTTTTCTCTCTTATTGCGTATAATGATTCATTTTTTAATTTCTATCTTTTATAATAATGACCTTAGAACTAAAGAAATTTGATATGAAAAGTATTAGCTTCAAACCAAATGAAAATAAGGGACCGGTTGTAGTTTTGATTGGAAAGAGAGATACCGGTAAATCCTTCTTGGTAAGAGACCTGCTTTTTTATCAACAAGAAATTCCAATTGGGACAGTTATTTCTGGAACAGAAGAAGGTAACGGATTCTATAGTAAAATGGTGCCAAGATTATTCGTACATAACGAATATAATACAGCGATTATTGAAAATGTTTTAAAAAGACAACGCACAGTTTTAAAACAAATTAAACATGAAATGGAAACATATAAACGGACTACTATTGATCCCAGAGCATTCGTAATTTTGGATGATTGTTTATATGATGCTACATGGACTCGCGATAAAATGATGCGATTATTATTTATGAACGGGAGACATTGGAAAGTAATGTTGGTCATTACTATGCAGTACCCTCTTGGTATTCCACCAACACTGAGAACAAATATAGATTATGTTTTTATTTTGAGAGAAAATTACATTGCGAACAGGAAGCGTATTTACGAAAATTATGCTGGTATGTTTCCAACTTTCGAGAGCTTTTGTCAAGTGATGGACCAATGTACTGAAAATTATGAGTGCTTGGTGATTAATAACAACTCTAAATCAAACAAATTACATGACCAAGTTTTTTG